ACATGCTGACCCTCATCGGCAGGCAGGGAATCGGCAAGAGCACCATGTTCAGGCTCCTGGGCCGGCAGTGGTTCAGCGACACCTTCAGCAAGGTGGACGGCAAGGACAGCTTCGAGCAGCTGCAGAGCGCATGGATCATCGAGATGTCCGAGCTCTCCGGGATGCGCAAGAGCGACGCCGAGAGCGTCAAGCACTTCATCAGCAAGGCGGAGGACATGTACCGCGTGCCGTACGGCCGCCACGTCTCCCGCTTCCCTCGCCAGTGCGTCTTCGTGGGAACCACCAACGAGGTGGAGTTCCTGAAGGACACCACGGGCAACCGGCGGTTCTGGCCGGTGGAGGTGGGGAAGGCGGAGCCGGCACTCGACCTGTTCGCCGGGATGACCGAGCAGGTGGTTGGCCTCATATGGGCCGAGGCCGTGCATATATGGAAGGGAGGCGAGAAGCTCTACCTGGATGGCACCGTGGCAGCCGAGGCGCTGGAACGCCAGGAGAGCCACCGGGAGACAGACCCGAGGGTGGGGGAGATATCGGAGTTCCTGGACACCCTCCTGCCGGCAAACTGGCCGGGGATGGACACCGAGGCGCGCCGCCGCTTCCTGACCGGTACCGAGTTCGGCCGTGCGGAAGGCACGGAGAGGCGCGAGCGCGTGTGTGCCGCCGAGATACTGGTCGAGTTGTTCGGTTACGATCGGGGCCGTTACGAGCGGTTCAAGGCCATGGAGATCAACGCGATCATGCGCAACATGCCGGGGTGGGCCGAGATGGGAAGGCTGGGAAAGTTCGGGGCGTACGGGCCGCAGCGCGGGTTCGAGAGGGTAACAAAGTCCGGTGGGTGAATGTTACCCACCTTGTTACCCTGCGGGGTGCGGAAACTGTCGCAAAACGTCGCGCGGTTACAAAGGTAACAAGAGGTAACATTCAATGTTACCCTGTTAAATCCTTGTAATTCATAACAATATACTATAGGTAACAAAGGTAACATTAATCTATTAGAAGTATTAATAGTATATAGTATAGGGGGTAAATACACCCACATACGCACATATACAGCGCATAAGGAAAGTTTGAAAAAGTTTGTTACCTTGTTACCTTGTTACCTTTGGAGGTTTTTCGATGCTTGAGAAGACGGTAGAGAAGAGGCTGGTGGACGGGATAAAGAGACGCGGCGGAAAGGCCCTGAAGTTCATCCCGTCGGCGTGCAATGGGATGCCCGACAGGCTGTTGCTTCTGCCAGGCGGCAGGGTCATCTGGGTGGAGCTGAAGGCCGACGACGGCGAGCTGTCGCCGATGCAGTGCAAGCGCCATGACGAGCTGGAGGCGCTGGGCTTCGATGTGTATGTGCTGCAGGGAACGGACATGGTGCAAGAGTTCCTGAGGGGGATCAGCAATGGCAGTATTTGAACCGCACGGTTACCAGAGGGAGGCCATCCGCCTGATCGGGGAGAAGCCCGCGGTCGGTCTCTTCCTGGACATGGGGCTGGGCAAGACGGTCTGCGCGCTCACGGCGATCCGGGACCTGATGTATGACAGCTTCGATGTGCAGCGCGTGCTGGTGATCGCACCGCTTCGCGTGGCCCGTTCGGTGTGGCCGGCGGAGGTGGCGAAGTGGGACCATCTCTCCGGCCTGAGGCTGAGCCTTGTGCTGGGGAGCGAGAAGGAGCGCACGGCCGCGCTTGCGGCTCCTGCGGACATTTACGTGATCAACCGGGAGAACGTGAGCTGGCTGGTGGGGCACTACCGCCAGAGGTGGCCGTTCGACATGGTGGTCATTGACGAGCTCTCCAGCTTCAAGAGCAGCCGGGCCAGGCGCTTCCGCGACCTGCGCAAGGTGCGACCGCTGATCAGGCGCATGGTGGGGCTGACCGGTACGCCGACATCCAGGGGCCTTGAGGACCTGTGGGCGCAGGTGTATCTGCTGGACCGCGGAGCGAGGCTGGGAACGACGATCGGCCGCTACCGCGAGAAGTATTTCACACCGGGCAGGAGAAGCGGGCACATCGTGTACGAGTGGGTGCCGAGGGACTTCAGCCGCGACGCGATATTCAGCGCAATCGGGGACATCTGTTTCTCCATGAGGGCGACCGACTGGCTGGACCTTCCGCCGAGGGTGGACAACATCGTGGAGGTGGAGCTGTCGGCGGGTGAGATGGCGACCTACCGCAGGATGGAGAGGGACATGCTGCTGCCGTTCGCGGAGGCGGACGTGAGCGCGTCAACGGCGGGCGTGCTGAGCGGGAAGCTGTCGCAGCTGGCGAACGGTGCGGTCTACGACGAGGATGGGGAGGTGCGCGAGGTGCACGCGGCCAAGCTGGACGCGCTGGAGGGTATCGTGGAGGAGGCCAACGGGAAGCCCGTGCTGGTTTTCTACTGGTACCGGCACGACCTGGGCCGGATCATGGGGAGACTTCCGCAGGCCCGTGTCCTGGCGACCGACGGGGACATCGCCGACTGGAACGCGGGCAGGGTGCCGGTCATGCTTCTGCATCCCGCTTCCGGCGGGCACGGGCTGAACCTCCAGGCGGGCGGGTCCACCGCGGTCTGGTTCGGGCTCACGTGGAGCCTGGAGCTCTACCAGCAGGCCAACGCAAGGCTGCACAGGCAGGGACAGGCGGAGCGTGTGGTGGTCCACCACCTGGTTTCCCGGGGCACGGTGGACGTGGACTGCATGAGGGCGCTTACGGGCAGGACCGCGACGCAGGAGGCACTCCTGGAGGCGGTCAAGGCCAGGGTGCGTGGTGCAACGGCGTTGCCGGATAGGGGTTGACGTATGTTGCGGGAGGTAGCACAATTAGGGCATGAAGGAATATGCGAGGGCGTTCTATCAATCCAAGGCGTGGAAGGCGACGCGGCGCGCGTACATGAAGAGCAGGCTGGGCCTGTGCGAGCGGTGCGGCAAGCCGGGGGAGATCGTGCACCACAAGAGGCACATCACACCGAGGACGGTGGGCGACCCGGCCGTGACGCTGGACTGGGCCAACCTGGAGCTGCTGTGCCGCAGCTGCCACGCCTATGAGCACGAGGGATCGCCTTCGATGGCGCGGGGCGTCGGATTCGACGAGGACGGCAACACCGTGTGTATCACGTGAGGGTTTTGTGTGGTTTGTGTGTGGAAAGAGACACCCCCCGCCCTCCGTCGGGAAGGCGTTTTGCGCAAAACCGCATGGCCCTCCTCCGGAGACCCCGGAATGGGGTTTTCTGGCCGGGGGTGTGGATAACTTGTGGATAACTTGTGGATAACTTGTGGATAAACCAGGAGGAAGCATGGAGCTGGACAAGGGTAAGAGGATCAAGCGAGAGGTGACACGGCTGAATCGTGTGTTCAGGGGTCTGGACAAGGACCGCAAGGTCCTGGCGGACAAGGTCATCAGGCAGGCGGCCTTCATGGCGGTCACGCTGGAGGACCTGCAGGACCACATCAACGAGCATGGCACGGTCAGCGAATACCAGAACGGGGAGAACCAGTGGGGCACCAAGAAGAGCCCCGAGGTGGAGATCTACAACACGATGATCGGGAAGTACGGTGCGGCCATCAAGCAGCTGTGCGACCTGCTCCCTCCCCAGGAGGGCAAGACGGCGGCCGACGAGCTGCTGGACTTCGTGAAGCAGGCGGGGCATCGATGAATTACATCCGCGATTACTGGGGGCTCATACAGTCCGGCAAGATAAAGGCGTGCAAGCGACTGCGGAAGCAGTACGGCAAGCTGGTCGACGAGCTGGACCACCCGCGCGATCCGTGGGTGTTCGACGAGGGGCTTGCGGACAAGCCCATCGAGTTCATCGAGCGCTTCTGCCGGCACAGCAAGGGCAGGTGGGCGGGCAAGCCCGTGCGCCTGGAGCTGTTCCAGAAGGCGATGATCCAGGCCATGTTCGGATTCGTGCACAAGGAGACGCGCCTGCGCCGGTGCCGCGAGGTATTCACCCTGATGGGGCGGAAGAACGGCAAGAGCACGCTCGAGTCCGGCCTTGGGCTGTTCATGCTCATAGGCGACGGGGAGGGCGGCTCCGAGGTATACAGCGTCGCTACAAGGAAGGACCAGGCGAGGATCGTTTTCGCGGAGGCCGTCAACATGGTCGACCAGAGCCCGGACCTGAAGCGGCACATCACCAAGCGAAAGACCGACCTGTACTTCCCGCTGGCCTACAGCAAGCTGGAGCCGCTGGCGAGCGATTCCAACACCCTGGACGGCCTGAACGTCCACTACGCCATAATGGACGAGCTGCATGCCATCAAGGACCGCAACCTGTACGACGTCATCAAGCAGGCGATGAGCGCCCGCGAGCAGGCAATGCTCGCCATGATCACCACCAGCGGCTTCGTGCGTGAGTGTATCTACGACAGCATCTACGAATACGCCTGCCGCGTGCTGGATGGGGTGGTGGAGGACGAGCGCTTCCTGGCATTCGTCTATGAGCTGGACGACCGGGAGGAGTGGACCGATTTCCGTGCCTGGGAGAAGGCCAACCCGGGCCTGGGGGCGATCAAGGACGCCGCCGAGCTCGCCGCCGGGGTGGAGCGGGCCAAGGTGGACCCGGACTACCTGCCCACGGTCCTGACCAAGGATTTCAACGTGAGGGACACGGTGGCCGGCACCTGGCTGACCTTCGATGATGCCAACAACGATGAGACCTTCACCCTGGAGGAGCTGCGCGGCTGCTACGCGGTGGCCGGGGCTGACCTCTCCAGCACGACCGACCTCACTTGCGCCACGCTCCTGATGATGAAGCACCCCGGCGGCAAGAAGTATGCGGTCCAGATGTATTTCATGGCCGAGGAGACACTGGCTGTCAGGATGGCCGAGGACAAGGTCCCATATGACAAGTGGCGCGACCGCGGGCTGCTGACGGTGTGCCCGGGCCACAAGGTGGACTACTCCATGGTGACGGCCTGGTACGACCACATGATGGAAGAGTACGACATCCGCCCGGTGTGGGTGAAATATGACCCGTGGAACTCGAAGTATTGGGTTGACGAGATGGCGCAGAAGGGCTACACTATGTCAGAATGTCGGCAGGGTTACCAGACGCTCAGCCAACCGATGAAGGAGATGGGGGCCGACCTGAGGGCGAAAGCCATCAATTACGGCAACAACCCGATCCTGAAATGGTGCCTGACGAACGTTTCCCCCAAGATCGACGAGAATGGGAACATACGCCCGGTGAAGGGCAAGGTGAGCAGGCAGCGCATAGACGGCGCAGTGAGCCTGCTGATTGCGTACACGGGGCTTTTCGAGCACCTGGCGGATTACGAGGCGCTGATAGCGCCGGACGAGGAGGGCTGACCTTGGCAGAAAAGAGGAGCCTCATTGACCGCTTCTTTGGACGACGCAAGCCGGCGCCCCAGGGTGGTCTCACCCGTCTCCAGATGATGAGCGGATCGAGCGCAACGTTCGTGCCGTTCAGCGGCAACGCCTACGACAGCGATTATGTGCGCAGCGCCATCGACGCGATCGCGCGAAACGGCGCCAAGCTGAAGGCCAGGCACATCAGGCGCGTGGACGGGAGGATGGTACCACCGGTTGACAACCTCGACAGGTTGCTCCAGGTGAGGCCGAACCCGTACATGAACGCCTACGCTTTCTACTACAAGGTGATCACCCACCGCTACCTGCACAACAACGCATTCGTCTTCATCGACCGCGGACCCTCGGGTCTGGTCAACGGGCTGTACCCGGTCTCCTGCTCATCGGCGGAGTTCCTGGAAGTACCGTCCGGGGAAATATTCGTGCGCTTCACCTTCACGGGTGGGAAGCAGGTCATCCTCCCCTACGCGGACATCATCCACCTGAGGCGGTTCTTCAACAGCCAGGACCTGCTCGGCGACCAGAGCCAGGCTTTCATCACCAAGCTGGCCCTGATCAACACGATCGACCAGGGAGTGGCTAACGCGATACAGACAACCGCCAACTTCAAGGGGTTGATCAAGGTCAACGCGATGCTCAAGCCGTCGGACCTCAAGAAGGTCAAGGACGACTTCGTTTCTGATTACATGCACATAGAGAACTCCAGCGGGGTGGCCGCCCTGGACAACCGGGCCGAGTACCAGGAGCTGAAGCACGACCCCAAGACCGTGGACGACAAGCAGCTGAACTACTTCAAGCAGGCCATATATGACTACTTCGGGGTGAGCGCCGGCATCGTGGAGAGCAAATACAACGAGGACGAGTGGAACGCCTTCTACGAGGGCACGCTGGAGCCGATGGCCCTGGAGATGTCGACCGAGTTCACGAGCAAACTGTTCAGCGGCCGCTCGCAGGGCTACGGCAACGAGGTGATCTTCGAGGCCAACCGCCTGCAGTACGCGAGCAACAAGACCAAGATTCAGCTCATCAAGGAGGCCGGGCCTCTCGGCATCCTGACCGTCAACGAGGCCAGGGAGGTGTTCAACCTGGCGCCGGTGGAAGACGGCGACAAACGATTGCAGACGCTTAACGTTATCAATGCCGCGAAAGCGGACAAGTACCAGATGGGCGAGGAGGACGACGATGGACAATCCGATCAAGAAACTGACTGACCGCGAGGTCCGCATGGCGGACATGACGGCGGCCGACGGGGCCGAGCGCGTGGTCGAGGGCCGCGCCATCGTCTTCGACAGCCCGACCGTGCTCTACGAGTGGGAGGGCATCCAGTACAAGGAAGTCATCGCACGGGGGGCCCTGGACGGGGCTGACCTTACCGACGTACCTTTCCGGTACAACCACAGCCAGCAGACCATGGTCATGGCACGCACGCGGAACAAGACCCTGACCCTTACCAAGGATGACCAGGGACTCACGATCCGCGCGGAGCTCGCCGACACCACGGCGGGCAACGACCTGTACAAGCTCATCAAGCGCAGGGATGTGGACAAGATGAGCTTCGCCTTCAGCGTCAAGGAATCGAGCTACGACAACGAGACGCACACGAGGACGATCACCAAGATCAAGCGTATCTGGGATGTGTCGGCGGTGGATACCCCCGCATACCAGGACACTTACATAGACGCGAGGAGTTTCTTCGAGGCGGAGGCTGAGAAGGAGCGCATGGCGGCGGAGGCGGCCTACCTTGCTAAACAAAGGCTTGCCCTTAGATGCAAGCTCATCCAGATTCAGGAGGACTGAAAAATGAAAAGAGACGAGATTCTGAAGAGAATGAAGGAAATCCAGACCCGCTCCGCCGCCATCGCGCAGGAGCTCGCAGGGGATGGTGCTGACATGGAGGCGCTCAACGCTGAAGTGGACAAGCTGATGACCGAGAAGAGGAGCCTGCAGACCCAGCTCACCATCCTGGACATCCAGGAAGGCCAGGTCG